GCTTTTATTGTGTTCAACACCAGCGTCCCATCTTCGGAACCATTGGTTGGGTCTGCGATTGCCGCTGCGAGCCTGACGTATTCGGTCTGAACAGCAGCGCTGTCATTACCGTAAAAACGCAAATTGGCAATGTCGTCCGACGCCGCAGGGGACGCGCTGTTTTTCAAAAAATTGATGTTCATACCGTTCGTGCCGGAATCGGTATCAACAAAATATGCGTTTGTAAGTCCGGTGGACCGCGAGGTGAACGAATACCCGGCAACAGCCACGCCACCAGTAGCGAGAGTGGTAAATTCACCAGTCGAGGGTGTGGTAGCGCCTATCGTAGTGCTATTAATCGTCCCCGCAGTGAACGGATACCCCGCAATATTACCGCTGGCGTCTTCGTAGACCGCTTTACTGGCTGGATAGACGCAGAAGACGTTGGACGTACCGGCGAGGGTGATGGCCGCGCCAGCGGCGGATGACGCTAGGATAGTGGTGCGGGCAAGCGTAGTGCCGGAAGCGGTGTAAGTCCCAATCCCGACTTCCCAGTTGGCCCCACTGGTGACGCAGTAATACGTCGTGTTGGCATTGCCAATTGTTGCAAAAGACTGAAACCCGGACACCGCGCCTGCGAGCGTAATAGTGCCCGTGCCAGTAGTGGTAGTGGTCTCCTGTACGCGATCTGCAACAACTAGCGCCATGGTTAGTTGTCTATCTGGACGCTAAGCGCCGCCGCAGGAAACGTCGGCGCCGCGTCGCCGTTGTTGACCGTTTTAGATGTCGTCAACGTGCCATAGATCAGCAGATTGCCCCCGGTCGCAGCATCAAAAATCCCAAAAGACGTGATGGTGCCCCAATTGGCTGTCGGGACCGGAAACGTCACAGACCCATTATTGCTGGTAGTCCCGGATGTCCCTGACGAAACGGTAGTCGACGCTGCAGCTTGCGTCCCCGCCCAATTGGAAAGGCTCGACGTAATGGCGACGCGAGCATACGAGCCCCCAGACACCTCGGTGCCGCCGCCTGCGTCTGAAGGGGCCGAGGTATAGAGCCCGGCATACAGCGTGGCCGGGCCAGTCCCGGCCGCTGCGGATGCCCCCGTAATGCCGATTGCTTGGGCGCGAAACAGCCAGTCGATCAACTTGTTTTCGAGAAAATTGGAAAAAGCGGCCATGTTGTCCCTCTACTAAGACTGTGTAATCGTGACGGCGCCGGCACGGATCAATAGCACGTCGTTCGTGAAAACTGTCCGCGCGACTGCTATGTCTCCCCATACCAACAAATTACCGGATGAAAGCGAATCGAAAATCCCAAAGCCAACAACGGTGCCCCATGCACTTCCCGCTGCGGCGAATGCTATGTCGGAGACGTTGCTAGCAGCGGACCCCGTCGCAGAAAACGTAATCGGGCGTCGAGCGTAATTAGTTCCGGTGAGCTCTACACCGCCACCGGAATCTGTCGGCAACGTGCTGTAGGCGGCGACATAAAGCGTGCCTGCTGGCGTGTAGGGAACGCCACAGAAAACATGCTGCACCACTGCGTTCTCAAGATAATCGGTGTAGGAGCCGGCCATCAGTAGGACCTCGACCGAATCTTAACAACGCCGCCGCTAAACTCCTGCCGGGAGTTGGCCAGCACCAGACTATCCATCGCAGCGCCCAACAGGCCGCGCCACGTTTCGATGCGGCCGTCATCGCGCAGGTATGGCGCGCTTGCGATGAGCGACGCCCACAGATAGATGTCCGGGTGCGCGGTCAGTAGCCAATTGGTCGTGTTGGACTCGGATAGGGTCGGCGTTTTGCCGTAGTAGATCATCTCCGCGGTCTGCGCGGAGTCTGGCGCCGGCAGCACCTCCATCGAGGCGCCGACGACAGAAAAATATCGGGGCGTGCCGCTGGTCGGGTAACCTTGGCTCTTTTTGAGCTGCATCTCTTCCTGCGTCAGGAATTGCAGCTTAGTGACCGGGCTGGTGCGCAGGTACAGCGTCGTCATCTCGAGGTAATCGAGCGGCAGCGTGGTGTACTGCGAGTCGATTGTGGCGTCCGCGCGGACGACCATTGGGCGGATTCGCATGTCGCGATTGAGCCCAGCTTCGGCGAGCTGGATAAAAGTCGGGATCTGATCGGTGAGGTCGGTCCGGTTAAGCCAGTCCGCTACCGCGGCTTTAAGGGTCGCGTAGTTGGTGATCACACGCGGCCCCGCCAAATCCGGAAGCAGTCGTTTTGCGGGTCATTTAACCAGCGCTTCACCGCGGCCGGGTCGTTCCAGCTACCGTCGCGCATCATCTGCTCGACGATCACCATCGGGATTTCGGCCACGGGTTTCATCTCAGAATCCCATTTACCGTGGTCCTGACGAGCTCGCGCGAAGTCGATGATCGGCGCTACATCCTGCTGCGAAACGTGGACCACGCGGCCGTCCTCGTGCGCGTCGCTGACCAGCGTTTTTGCGGTTGTCGCTGTCGTTTCGAGTACCGTTTTCATGTGCCCCCCATAAAGGCTCGGGGGCGTTGCCGCCCCCTTGCCATCACCAGTCTTAGGTCGTGGTCAGGTCCGCGATCACACCGTGCGCCGCTTCGTTGCGCATTTCGAGACCGTACTCCACCACGATCATTTCCGTTTCCGCGTCGCCGATTTTAGCAATCGGGGTGCGCTGGAAGTTGCGGAAGTAGCCCACCGCCGCGTAGCTCGGGTCGAGCAAAAACGCGGTGCGCTCACGCTGCCAGCGGTTGGGGACCACTTTGAGGTCACCAAAGTCGGAAGCGTAAATCGTCGCGGACTGCAAGATGGTGCTCGGGGACACAACCTGCTGCGAAGTGCTGCGGCCGGTAAATGCCGAGACCTTCATCTTGTTGACCGGGCCAACCATCAGCAGCGTGGGCTCCGCGCCGTTGATGTAGCAGGTCTGCAAATTGCCTTTGAGCAGCGTCTCGTCCAGCGCACGCTGGGTGCCGTCCGTCGCGGCCGTGGAGGTGGACCCGCTGGCACCACCGACGCCGCGGCTAGCGTTGGTCGACAGCCACGATTCAATCGCGCGCGTGAGGCGGGCCGTGGTCGTGTTGCCGGAGTTAGACGCCTGATTTGCAAGCAGGGACTTCTCCATGTCGCGCTTGAGCGCTTTGCTTGAGAGCGCCATCTGGTGCGCCATTTCGCTGTTGCGGCCGGCGCTGTTCATCGACTGCTGCGAGCCGGTGACGGTAGCGTCGCGCTTCTGGATCTGGCAGATGTTAGAGGCGCGAACGGTAGCGGTGGCGGCGCTGCGGCTCAATTCAAAACCTTCCAGCTCGGCCGTGGTGGAGACGGCGGGCAGGTTTTCAGTCTGCCAATCGAAAGTCACGTTGGAGACATTGCGGCGACCGACAGCCGTAACGAACGGGGTGTCGGTCGGGTCAATGTTGTAGATCATGTCCGAGAGGTCCTCGCGGTTCCCCTTGGCGGTGTAGGTCGGAAAAGCATTCGTGACGATAGCCATTTTAATTACCTCGAAAGTAGAGCTTCAAAAGCGCTCGCGGCATCGCGGACGCTCCCAGTTTTTGCAAGACGCTGTTTCGCGCGCGTCAAATCGCTCACCGACTTCGGCACGGTATTCGCCGCCCCGGGGCGCAGCACGGGCGCAGCTTGGCGCTGCACCGGCTTCACCTGTCCGGCTCGGTTTTGCAGTTGGTCGAACAGCATGGCTTTGCGCAAGATGGCCACCGAACGGTGGTCCACCAGACTCTTCAGCTCATCGGCGTGGAAGCCGTTCTGCTGGCCATACGTCAGCAACGCATCGCGCTCCTGTTTCGCGGTCTCCGGGTTCTTCCACTCAGGGACTACGTTGAGAAGCGCCTCTCGCTCCTGCATCAAGACAGACTGCATGTGCTGGGCTTGCTCAAATTGGGCAATCTCAGCCAGCCGGGTCTGTTCCTGCTGGATCGAATAGAGCTGCTGCTGCCGTCGCTGTTTCTCGGCCCATTGCACGCTGTACTCGATAGGGTCGTCGGCGCGAAGCCGGTCCCAGTCGGGTTCCGCGGGCGTGTTGGCCTCGACCTGCTGCTGTAGTGCGTTGAGCAGGTGCGCGTATTGTGCGCGCTCCGTCCGGACCTGATCGAACTCGGCGAGCGCTGCTTTGCGTGCCTCGGCGAGCTCTTGGGTCTTACGGGTGTAGTCCGCGGTCCTTGAATAACCGTTGATCAGCTCATTAAGCGGGACCTCGATCTCTTGACCATTAACCTTAATGGTGTAGACCGGCACCGGGTCTTGCTCTGCCTCCGATTCATCATCATCGCGGAGCGGCTCCGACACGTCTTCCGGCGCGTCGTAACCGGCGTCGGAATAATCCGGCGCCTGCGTGCTTTCGGAAGCCTCTTGGGTCTCCGGCTGTTCGCCGGCCAATAAACTCTCGAAAGCGGCTTCTGCGGCTTGTAGGCTGCCGCTGTTAACATCCGCAGTGCTCTCTGGCGTGCTGCTCATCGTTTACTCCTTGCGCCCTTTTAGGCGCTCCATATGGGCCAACGTGAGGCGCCCAGACTGCGCCACTACGTTTAGGTGGGTTCTGACGTGGTCAAGGCAGGTGATGGCCCTGTAGAGCATCTCGCGGCCTTGTGCGTCCTCTGGCGGGGTTTTGCGCCAGCTCTCGACGTACTGGGCCTCGAGGTCGGCCAGCACTTTCTGCAGCACCGGGTCGTCCAGCAACTGCTGGGCTCGGGCGCCATATTCGACTTCTTCGGACCGGGTCATCGGGTTCTCACATCATCGGGAGCTGTTGTGGCATTTGAGGCGCGACGGCCTGCTGCATCGCTGTCTGTTGCCGGGACTGTTCGCGCTCGCGCTCGACCAGCGCGCGGATCTGCGCGACGTTGACCTGCGCGCCGTACCTCGCTTGGATTTCGGCGGCGCGCAGCGAGATGTCTGCGTCGAGCTTGTCTCGCTCGCGGTCGTCGGCCCGCAGCGATTCTTCCTTTTTGAGCTGGAGCTCGGCCGCTTTTTTGGCGATGTCTGCGTGGATCGACTGCGCCTGCACCTGCGCCAATATCTGCTCCGGCGTCGGGCCCGGCGGGGTGGGCTCAGGCGGCTGGTAGTCGGCCGAAACTTCGCTCACAAACTGCGACGCATCACGGAATCCGGACAGCTCGACCACTTTGGCCAGCGTGTTCCGGTACTGCTGCACGGTGACCAGCGGATTCGCCGGACCCAGCGTTTGCAGGATCTGCTCCTGCTTCGCCGCAATCTGCGTAAGCATTGCCATGCGCTCTTCATTGCTGCTAGCACTCAGCGCCACGTTCACATCGACATCCATATCCGCATTCCAGACTCGCGGGTCGATGGGCACAAACTTGCCCCGCAGGCGCACGATCATCGGCTGGCTCTGGTGCTTGGTCAGCATGCGGAGCAGGCCGCGGAACATGCGCTTGAGCCCAGTCTCGGCAAACACCCGGGCCACCAGCTCTATGCGGCCCTGCGCAGCGCTTATGGTGGCCGCCACGGCCGCTCTGGTGCTGCTCTGGAGCGCGTCCGCGTTGAGGCCCTGCGAGGCCTTGCTGATGCCCGTGCGCGTCTCCTTGACCATGTCGAGGTATTCGACCACCGGGAACGCCGCCTGCCCAACAAAAGGCTGCGAGAAAGGCTGGACCATGCCCGGCGCGCGCATGCGGATGATGGCCCCGGTTTCGTTGTTCAACACGTCGTCGAGGTTGACCTGCCCTTCGACAATGGCCGTCCGGGGGTGGATGGACTGCGCAAGACTGTCGAGGATGTCGCGCATCACTTCGGACTTAGTCTCCTGAATGTCGAGGACCTTGTCGGCCTCGCTCAAACCGATGACAAGATGCGGCTCGGGGTCCGGCGTAAAAACCGCGAACGGGACCTCGTCGCATCCCTCCGCTGCCACGACCTTGTACGCGCTGCCGATGGTGCAAACCTTCACCAGCTCGGCGACACCATCGCCGTCGCGGTCATAGCGCAGGTAGCTCTCGATGTAGAGCACCTTGCGGCTCGGGGCGTCAGATCGGTCCGCCTTGTAAATCGACAGGAAAGGATTGCGCTCGGTGCGCTCCTCGTTCGTTTCGAGGTCGTCGTCCTCGCTGGAGTTTTCCTCGACCAGTTTCTGGTCGTAGCCCATCGCCACGAGGTCGCTGACGGTGAGCACCTGCCGGTGCGCCACTAGGCTTGCGCTGTCGAGGTCTCTCGCGCGCCGGTCTACCAAAAAC